TTAAGAAATTTTTGTTGAAGCAGAAACCCGTCCAAAGATTGTAATAATACCTGCAATTGCTGTTACCAACTGCAAAAGTCCGCTGCTTAAGCTCTCGCGCAAACCATCATCAATTGTGATGCCAAAGAAAGCGGCTAACGTAGCGATAATGCTGACTAAGGCTGCCCAAATCGTTTTTGATAGGTACCAAGGTTTATTCTCGTTCATGTTTATTCCTTTCGGTTTGATGGTTTAAGTGATCTCGATATGAACAAATGCAGGGATACCCTCCCCCACTCTTTGGCTAAGTTGTGCGATACGCACCGACAGCGATGTTGGTTGTTCACCGAACATGTCGTTCGCCATGGTGGCTGCAAGAAGAAAATCCGGCTGGCTGGTTTCAAAGCTGCCGAGGGTGACCTGAGCACTATCCAAAATATCGATTTTGTAACGCTCAAACGCTTCGCCAAACGGTATATCCAAGCCAAGCCAACTGTCAGCATTGGTGCGGCCACGGCGGAACCATTTAATCAGAACATTATTGTCTTCTGAGCGGCTTGCATGAATATGAACGGGAGATAGTGGCTTTAGAGCACGTAGACCGCCTTCTGCGGTAAATGTAGTGTAATAACGGTCAGAAAAATCTTTACCGGCTTCACCAATGCGGAAATTCAGAACACTACCAATCTCTGCATCCCTTAGCCCTAATGGCGTAACTGCATCATTGAGAAGGATGAATTTTGCACCGATGCTCGCACCGTATGATGAGAGGTCTTCTGTCCCCCCTTGCCCGCGCAAAAGTGCAGATAGTCGCCAAGTATCGGTGCTGATTTCCTCAGCATTGGAAAACTGCAAAACCTCCCAGTATCCATTCGCGACCTCAACTGCAGCAAGGTTTCGACCAGCGAATAGTGACAGCATATCAATGCTTTCCAATTCTCCGCTTCTCAAATCGACATCGATTGTATTGGCATAATCAAACCTGCCTGAAGCGGCAGGTATAAGAGGTGTAGCCAATGTTCCAATCGTTGCGTTCTGTTCAATAACACCGCGCAAATCGAACCCTTGCGTCGTTGCGCTTGCGAAAATATTTTGAGCACGTTCTGGCGAGCTTAAAGATGCGACACGCAACTGCTCATTTTCAGACGTCCCACTTATCAACGGCAAATCAAGCACGGCCAATTCAGGTGGGCCGCCAAATGCACCATAAAATGCTGCAGTCTCTTGGCCACCGGGCAATGTTGGCAAAACTGGAACTTGCCTTGGTTTTGAGATTGAGCGCGCTTCTATGGCCATAAAATCACTGAGGGTGATTTGCTCAATTATGAAATGCTGATCAGGAGCATCATCAAATGCGATCACATCCCCCGTACTCAATGCGCAATTTGATAAAGGCAAACCAAATTTGATTGTTTCACGGCCTGACCAAGCGTTTGACAAAATTCGATCAGCAAATTTACGCGCTTCATTTGCATCCAAGATCGCTGGAACATCTAAAACGACTTGGCGGTCTGCTGTATGTTCTCTTCGCCTAGAATAGCTTGTTCGCGCCTGATAATCTTGGAGTTGGTCCCGAAACCCAATCTGCACCTCGTTTGGCAGTTCACTGACCTGAGATAATGTTCGCTCGATAATTGGCTCGTTGCCATCAAGAACAATTGCTTCGCTGTCAAGAATATGCGTCTGATAAGCATCAATGCTTGAAAAACATAGGTCATCTGCATCACTCGCGATGCCGCCAAACAATTTAAGCAACGGCTCTATCGTTGCACGCACACTTGCAGGCGTTGATAAAACCATACCTGTAATCGAGCCATTTAAAGTGTCAGTTTTGGGGTGTGGCAAACCATGATCATTGAAAATAGCTGTAATAAGCTCAGCAGCAACGGCAGTTCCAAACCGGCCATTCATCCAGTGGCCACGTAACCAATTTTCGCCGTCTCCCCACACATTAACATTCAGCGGGAATGCCGGCAGCGGTCTTGCATCCCATGTCCAGACATACAGCCTTTCAGGATCAACCATCAGCTTGTTTGTTAAAGTTGATAGCGGATTAGCGGCAACACCTGACGTCCAATGATTATGGTGCGCACTTAAAAAAGCACGTTGAACATCATCCTCACGGCTACCGTTTGAAAAATAAGGTAACTTGGTTTCACTCGAATTCTTATCAATGAAAGCATTGGGTTGGTTTGCGCCGCAATGAATTGCAGAACAACCTATCTCCATCATGAATATTGGTTTTGATTCTGGTACCCAGCTTGTTGGCGAAGCCTTTTCGACGCCGCCAATACGTTCGAAATGCTGGTTACTCCACCATGATTTCAAATCCTTATATCGGTATGTCCATGGTTTACCGTATGCGCCATCGGTGATCGGTGTACGAACACGCAATTCACGGTCTGTGTAATTGGCATAATACCAATCAAAGCCTTCTCCAGCAGTAATCGCTTGCGTCATCGCGTCGGTGTCAGAACTCCACCGCATGCCATCTGAGTTGCTATGACCGACCTCCCCATCCGATGCGCGCCAATCCGTGAGCGGCATATAATTATCAATGCCGATGGCCGCGATATTGGGAGACGCCCACAATGGATCAAGATGGAAAAACACATCGCCTGATCCATCTTGAGGATGATATCCAAAATACTCAGACCAATCTGCGCCATAGATCAGCTTTGTATTCGGCGACACAATTTGTGCTGCATCATTGGCTAAATCAATCAGCGCTTCAACAAAGGGGAATGTATTGGCAGCACCGCGCGCAGTTGATAGCGCGTGCATTTCACTGCCAATGATAATTGTGTCCACGCCACCCGCTAATTCTGCGAGTTTGGCGTAATGCAAGATCATGCGGCGATAACCAAAATCATTGGAATTATTGAAGATCACCCCATTAGATGTATAGAAGTCATTTGCTTGTGCTGATCCAACAAAATTGTTGATTTGCGCTTTAGCGGTAGCCGACCCATCCACACTGCCACTTTGTCCAACCGCTGGATGAGGTGTTATACGTCCGCGCCAAGGATAAGGCGGCTGACTGCCACCCGAATATGGGTCTGGCAGCGTATTGTCTGACGGAACATCTACCAGAATAAACGGATTAAGGGTGACGCGAAGACCGCGAGATTTCAGGTCTACAATTGCAGCAATGACACTGGCATCATTTGGTGTTCCACCGAATGAAGAGCGCTCATTTTCCTGCGATATCTCATGAGCATCGGCGAATTGACGTGTGACCCCGCTCACCTGCCAAGGCTTCGTTTCTTCCAACGAGTTTCGGGTTACAATTCCGGGGCGGATTTGAGCGTGGCCCGCTCTTAGATCATCCGCATACCAAGCCAACACAAGCGATACATGTTTCAGGTTTGGACATACAGCTTGCAGCTCATCAATCGACGCTTGCCAGTCTGTATCAGCGTGAAGAACATGACGATTGAGCTCTAGTGTTTCTAGCTGATCAATGCGCGCCAATACGGGCGCCGGATCAAGACCATGTTCAGTGGCCCCTGGAATGATGCTGACGGCATGCACATCTTTTTCAAGCTGGCCAATAGGACGCATTACCTCGACTTGAATTTGAGGCAAACGGTGGCCGTAGCGCTCAAGCGGCATGCGCTCAATTACGATATAGGCGGTTCCCCTAAAAGCTGGCGCATTTCCAAAGCCTTGCTTTGCCTCAATCAAGGCATCAGGCAATTGCGCTTCACTACCGTCATAAAAGCGGTATTCTATGTCACGGACATCAATTTCTTTTCCGTCTGCCCAAATTCGTTTTATGCCAGCAATTTTGCCTTCACATATTCCAAACGCCGCACTGGCAAAATATGAATATGTTGTCATTTTGGGACCATCGGTAACAGAGCCTTTGCCGCCCTGACGTTTTGTGGTTTTCTTTTCTTCAAGCCGCGTCGCCCAGATGACAGTTGTTGTCACGCGCGCATAGCCATAAACCCTACTCATGGGCGTACCGTCTTCGGCAGACATTGGCCTTCCACCGGAAAGGCGTGCTCCTTCGATTGTACGGGTGGAATTGATTATCGATTGATCAATAATGTTGCCTGCGACAGCGCCAAGCGCAGAACCAATAGCCGCGCCAACAGGGCCGAAAACACTGCCAACGACAGTGCCTGCGGCACGCAATAATAAGGTGGCCATTGATTACTCCAGATTTAAACGATCAGGAAATTGAAAGGTGCCGGATATACGGCGACGCCATTGCGGCACGAGCGATGCTTTACAAACGGCATGACGCTCATAGGCATGGATAATTTGTCCATCGCCTGCATAAATTGCGATATGTTTGGAGACTGTAAAACTGCTCCACCGGAACAATAAAACGTCCCCAATAGAGAGTTTGTTGGCTGTAGCTGGTATTAGGTATTTACTCGCCGCAGCCATAAGCAAATCTTCAGATGCACATTCCGCCCAATCACGGCTGTAACTATGCTCGAAACTTATGGGCATGCCGCCAAGCTCGCGCCAGACACCCAATAGCAAACCCAAGCAATCGCACCCGACATGTTTGCGGCTCATCTGATGCCTATATGGTGTGCCGATCCAACTTTTTGCCGCCTGAAAAACGGACATGCCAAGCGGGTTATGGGACAATCGGCCCTCCATCTAAACGTGTTTCAACATCAAGATAGTTCAGTGCATTTTCATTGCCGGGCATATGCGGGAAACCGCGAAAATTTACTGAATTTGAAAACTTTGCTTTGCAGGTTTCAAAGCGCTTATCGCACCCTGCAATGATTTCAAAATCTGTCCCTGTTACAGGCGCAAATTGCATAGCTTCAACAACACTAATTCTAACAGCGCTACCATGGCGCTCAGCGCTAGCCACGGTATAATGCTGCCCTGCCATTGAACCATTTTTCCACACAAGGCTGCCGCCAGAAAACCATCCATCGGCAAACAGTCCAAATGCACCTGATAGAAATGACGTGACGCTATTGGAGGCGTCATTAAGCACTGTGCCTTGCGCTTTATAATTTTGCGACGATACATCAACACCGCAGCGTTGATCCCCAAGGTCTGCATCACAGCGCTTTATAAAATAGCGACCTGACTGTTGATCAAGGTTTACTGCTTGGCTACGTAACTCAGCCTTAAAATAATTATCTTCTCGCGTGATTTCGCCTATGTAATATTTACGAATAAGCGACTGCTGCTCTGGTGCGGCCCAATTGACAAGCCACTGTGAGACCGAGGCATCATCATAGACGCGAGCCGCTATATCAACTTCTGAAATGCGATCTGATTTCAGTGCACCTGCGACTTCGCTTGTTTCACCAGAAAGCCCCAAAGCGCTATCCATTGCACTGGCATTTAAACCCGTTTCTGGTTCACAGCTAACGCCGTCAACAATCAATGTTTTATCATGATCTGTGAAACCGAGTTTTACCCCGTCAGAGCGAAGAATTATCCAAGCATAACAAACCGTTGTTACTTGACCTCGCAAATGTTCTTTAAGTGGTTCGCTAATTTCAATCAAAAGCGTAACTCCAAAAGCGTAATATCGGATACTTCACCAGCGTTATTGACGGTACGTGTTGCAATCAGTTGCTCGTTTTCAAACCGCACCGGAACATCAAATTCAAAGCCAGCAGAGATTATCGCAGCGACGGGAGGAGCTGCGTCAAACACAAGCTTTCTCGTTACTTGATCAAATGTAAAACCAGAAAAAACTTCCTCGCCATCAATCGCAATGCGCAAAGATTCCTCAATGGGATGAGTAACTTGGCGGCCATTTTGAAGAATTAGATTCATGGCGTTCGTTACGCCATCACCAACACCGATTTGAACATCAATTGCACTGACAGCTTGATTGTTGCCTGCATGCGTCTGTTCATGACCCAATTCGCATTTTGGCGATACCCAGCTTTCAATGCATAGACTGTATCAACCAAAACATCAGAAGGATCAGTCGCAGGCAGATCACCGGCAACACCCGTTGCCACATAGCCAAGCTTACCCCATTCCCAAGCCGTTTCATCGACCGCGGTATAGTCAAGAAAACCGCGCGGCTTATTCACACCATCGCCATTGATAAATGCGGCACCTTCTTGTTCTGCAAAAGCTGATTCAACTTCTGCGGCAATCCATTGATCAATATTAACGGCGCTATCTTCAAGCAATGAAGATGTTGCAGCGGGCATGGCATAGAGTTCCATTGTGGGGAACTGAAGTTCAGCCAGTTGACTAGGCGATGTTTCTGGCCGCGCATCGGTTTCTCCTACCCATCCAACGACGGGGCCGGAAATAGCAAACGGCTTCTTTAACACAGCGCCCGATACCTGACGCACGCTCGCAAGAGAACGAATTGGTGAAATCTGCTTTAGCCGTGAGCCGATTGCAGTTTCGGTTTCAGCTGGCACCAAGAAACCATCGTCAGGGCCAGAGCCGTAACTCATCGCCTTGCCTTCAAGGTTACGCAAAGCACGTTCATCACCACTTCGCACGTATCGCTCAAAAGCTGACTTATGTTCACCATTGCCTAAACTGAGGCTGTGGCTACCACCGAGATTTGGGCGCGATGCTTTCGCGATCAATCGCTCCAATACACGTTTTTGTTCATCAACCGCATTGTTAATTCGGTCCACCTTATCCACCGTTACGACATCTTCTCCAAGCTGCGTCTCAAGCTGTCGAAGGCGTTCATCATTGGCTTGTTTGAAGGCATCAAATGCCCCCATGAAATCGTCAAATGCTTCAGCCACTTCTTGAGCCTGACCACTTGCGACGGGTGCAATGGACGTGTTTTTTCGTTCCGGTGCGATTGCACCAGAGTGTTTATTTTTAAAAGTCATGCTTTTTCCTAAATTATTTAAACCGGCTGGCTGCAAGGCGAATTTTGCCTGCCAGCAAAGCCGTGCTTGTTTCATTATGTTTTTGCGTAAAACCAGCGGCATCCCGCGCGCTTGCCAATGCAGAAAAGCCTTTGGTGATAATTGTCTTGGCTTGACTGCGTGAAAGCCCTGCATCCCGCACGAGCCATCGTTCGAATGTGCGCATAGTGGGTAAATTTCCCTGCGCTTTAACCTGAGATATACGCGCTTGTGGCAACATCGGAAATGTCACGATAGACACTTCCCAAAGATCTGCCTCTAAAATGCGCCTTACTTTCCCTGCTTTTTCGCGGCGTGCACGCACCGTTTTGAAACCAATGGAAAGGCCATCAATAGCGCCCTCCCTCATCAGTGCATGCACCTCTTTCGCGCGCGCAACTTTCAAATTCAGTTGACCTTTTACGAAAAGGCCATTTGCGTCTTCACGCATAGCAACCCAATGCCCAATCGGTTCATCGGGATTGTGTTGGAACAGCAGCTTAATATCCGATATCTTTTTGGATTGTAGCGACTTGGTGAACGCGCCTTTTGCAATCACCTCATTGCCGAGATCCTCAATATCAAACAGGCTTGCATAACCGCTGAATGTTCCATCGGCTTCAACGGCTGCTAGCTGCTGGTCTGCGAATTTATGTTCAATCTTCGGCGTAAGCGCTTTGGTCAATTTATGGTTGTGCATTAAATATCGCGCCCCTTATCTTCCTGGGTGGATTGAAGTTGCGAGGAACGTCGATCAACAAAACGCAGTGCAAACCCAAGAGCTGTCCAAATCGCTAGGCTTGAAAACGCAGCCCCCATCAACGCAATCTCAAAATCGTTAAGCCGACCGCCAAAAGAAAAGCTATCGGCAATCCAAAGTCCTGTGGGAAAGCCAAAAACCAGACCTGCTGTCAGCCCAGTCAAAAAACGGATCGCCGCTTCGCGTTTGCCTGCGGGCAGAACATAGGCCAAAGAAATTGCCGAACCTGCCAGCGCGCCTAGAAGCTTTGCGATCCATAGAGTTTCAAAAGGTGAGATATCGGGAATATATTGTTTCATTTAATTGCCTCCTGCCCCATGGGAGAGTAGCCAACGGCCATACGTTTCTCATCGTCACTTAAGAATGATGCGGCCTCTAGGCGCGTCCACAATGCATCGCGTTCCGGCCGCAGGCTTTCAACTTGATCAAGATCAAGCTCAAGATGAAACTCAGATGAGCGTGATTGCTGCATCCAAGCGCTCATCGCGCCTTTTATGCGCTGAAGCAGCGGTAAAACCGTAAGGCGGAAGAATGCACGGTGCGCTTCTTGGTAGTTCGCATAGGCATTATCGCCTGGTATGCCCAGCAGCATAGGCGGCACACCAAATGCCAGCGCAATATCACGGCTCGCTGCGTTTTTAGCTTCAATAAAGTCCATATCCTTGGGCGACAGGCCCATTGCTTTCCAGTCTAATCCACCTTCCAGCAACAGGGGTTTTCCAGCATTATTGGGACCAGAATATCCGTCTTCCAGTTCCTTTTTTAATTGCTCATATTGTTCAGGCGTAAGATTGCTGCCATCGCCCGGTGCATAAACCAGCGCGCCAGAAGGCCGTGCCGCATTATCAAGCAGCGCTTTGTTCCATTCGGCGGCCGCATTATGCGTATCCAGTGCCATCAACCCTGCCTGCAAGGGCGCAAAGCCGTTCACATCATCAAGAGGATTGAACAGTTTCAAATGCAGCAATGGCGGCGGCTCATTCACGCTTTCGATATTGATATGCCGCTTTTTGTTACCCGTCTGGTATATATAAGCCTCTGGCCAGCCATACTCATCGAGCGCGCAGCTTACATAGTCTGGGCGTAGTGCAAAAACATTCCCGAACGGGGCGTCATCATGGCCTACCCGTTCAACATATGCATTGCCGGACAAAAGCAGATGGCCGCATAGCGCTTCAATAAAATCACCACGCGATTGGAATGGATTAGGCTGTTCAATTAAGCTAATCAGCTTGTCATTTTCCAACTCCTGTTCACCCTCATAGGCCAACCAAGGCACAGAACCTGCAGCTTCTGAAATCATTCGCACACAGCGATGAACAACAGCATTGCGCATGAACCCTTGTCGAGACAAAGCCTCATAAGATGCGCTCGTCCACCCCGCCCCCAACACATTATGGAGCGCGACAAAACCTGAAGATCCATAAAGCCCTGCCTGCTTTTTTTCACTTAGGTTGGCCTTATTTGAGCGTGCAAAAACACGCGAAAACCAGCCGGTTTTCTCGGTCATGAATGTTCCTGACTTTAGTTTGATTTAAATAGTTCGGATGCGCGGCTTGGTCGGCCGTTGCATCAATAATTGATTGATCGCCCACACGCACGCATCCAGCCTGTCTGGCGAGCGCCGTGTTGACAGCCCCTCATTCGTGAAATCGCACATTTCGTCTTCAAGCTCAGGCATAACACCAACATGGTGCACGCGCCCTTGCTCGTATAAGGCTGCAACGGGTTCAGCACGCAGATATTTACCGCGCGAAGCATGTACCGATAAAACGGGCACAGTCGCATCAATTGCACGGATTACGCTTGCGACCATTTCACCGCCCTGATTGACCTCCGCTAGCAACATATCTGCTTGCCAGGCATGAAATTCACCAATGGCGCGGCTTGCCCATTTTGACGGCGTTGCCGCCTTCACCGTTCTATCCGCAAGCACATAGGCATGACCGGACTCATCACAACCTGCCACCACAATGCCACAAGCATCTGATGTTGATTTTGATGTGGCTGGCGGATCAATTGCAACAATGATGCGCGAGAGCTGCGGCGCAGCTTTCACCCGTAAGTTTTCCAACTGTTCTATGTTCCATAGCGCGCCTTCACGCGCCTCTATCAATTCGCCTTGCAGTTCTTGCCTGCCGAGGCTTGTATTACCGTATCGTTCGTTCACATGCGCTAGAAAACTTGGCGCGAGATTTGATGCATTTTCAAAAGTTGTCATATGCGTCAAACGCGTCGCATCATCTGCCATCAACATTTTTAATAGCGGTATCGGTTTTGGTGTTGTCGTCACCAATTGGCGCGGGTTGTCACCAAGCCGCAAACCAAACTGTAACATATCCCAACATTCTTGTGCGTATGGCCATTTACATAATTCATCACACCAGGCCGCAGAAAATTGTGGCCCGCGCAGCCGCTCTGGGTCATGTGCAGAATATGCTTCTGCTACAATACCGTTTGGCCAAAGCAGGCGTCTTCTTGTCGGTTCATAACGCGGCCTTTCATAAGGTGCGTTTGCACAAATACCAGCTGGCCCCTCAATCATAACCTCACGAATATCGGCAAATGTTTCACCAACCAAGGCAATCGGCCCAATTGGTGCGACCCGCAATAGGCCAGTTGCTATAGCATGCACCCACGCACTTCCCGCCCTCGTTTTGCCTGAGCCACGCCCACCCAATAACAACCATGTGCGCCAGTTACTGTCGCTAGGCGGTCTTTGAGATTGGCGCAGATTGAGTGTCGAACTCGCTGCGACTTTTTTGACAGTCGCAAGAGACCTCATTTTCAAGTAGGATTGCAT